GGGTCAGACTGCGCAGCAACGGCGCGATCATCCGCATGTACGGGGCGGACAATCCCGAAGCGATGCGCGGCGTGCGACTCGATGGCGTGGTGCTCGATGAGGTGGCCGACATCAAGCCCGAGACCTGGCGCGAGGTGCTGCAGCCGGCGCTGGCCGACCGCCTGGGCTGGGCGTTGTTCATCGGGACCCCGCACGGGATCAACCTGTTCAGCGAGCTGTTCTTCAAGGGCCGTGACCTGCCCGACTGGCACAGCGCGCTCTACACCGTCTACGACACCGAGGCGCTCAATGCTGGCGAGGTCGAGCGCTACCGGCAATCGGTCGACGAGAACACGTTCAAGCGCGAGATGCTGTGCGACTTCGCCGCCTCGGGCGACGACCAGCTCATGAGCCTGACCGACGTTAACGAGGCCTGCCGGCGCCACCTGCGCAAAGACGAGTACACCTACGCGGCCAAGGTTATGGGGGTGGATCCGGCGCGCTTTGGTGATGATCGCAGCGTGATCTTCTGCCGCCAGGGCCTCTATGCCCAGCAGCCCCAGGTGTTTCGCGGGCTGGACAACATGGCGCTGGCCGACAAGGTGGCGCAGCAGATCGAGCTGTTCCGCCCTGATGCAGTGTTCATCGATGCCGGCAACGGCTCAGGCGTGATCGACCGCCTGCGCCAGCTGCACCATGACGTGATCGAGGTGCACTTCAGCGGCTCGCCATCCGCTGCCCGCTTCCTCAACAAGCGCGCGGAGATGTGGTTCGAACTGCGCGACTGGCTGCGTGCAGGCGGGGTGATCCCTGACCTGGTCGATCTCAAGCAGGACCTGGCGGCACCCACCTACAAGTTCACGCCGGCCGACAAGATCCAGCTGGAGAGCAAGGACGACATCAAGGGCCGGGGCCTCCCGTCCCCTGACCTGGGTGATGCACTGGCGCTCACGTTCGCCTTCCCGGTCTACAAGGACCACAGCGCCCAGGCCAGGGCTCGCGCCATGGGGCTGCCAGTAATCGACGAGAACCCCATGGACTACGACCCCTACGCGAGGATGTAAGCCGGGGGTGTCCGTGTTGCCTGGTGCGCCCAGCACAATGCCGCCAACTCACAGGAGTTTCTGCATGTGCATGAGTTCGCCCGATATTCCACCACCTCCGCCTCCGCCACAGGAGACGAAACAGCCTGAGACGGCCAACCTGGCTGCCAACGCGCGCCGCAACCGTGTCGGCGGGATGATGGGCGGCTCGCTGCTGACGGGCCCGTCTGGCGTGGCTTCAAGCGCGCTCACCACTGGCAAGACCACCCTGCTCGGTCAGTAATGGATCAACCGCTCAACCAACGTCAGCGCATCCTGTCGCGCAAAAGCGCGCTGTGGAACGAACGCTCGAGCTGGATTACTCACTGGCGCGAGATCAGTGACTACCAGCAGCCGCGGGCTGGGCGGTTTGTCGTTACCGATCGCAACCGTGGCGACAAGCGCGCGAACCACATCCTGGACAACACCGCTGTGTTCGGCGCTCGCACGCTGGCCGCTGGCCTGATGTCGGGTGTCACAAGCCCGGCCAGGCCTTGGTTTCGATTGGAGATCAAAGACAAAGACCTGATGGAGTCGGGTCCGGTCCGGGCCTGGCTGCACGACACCGCCACACTGCTGCGTGCGATTTTTGCCAGCTCCAACACCTACCGCAGCCTGCACACGATCTACGAGGAGCTGGGCCTGTTCGGTACCGGCGCCTCGATCGTGCTGCCCGATTTCGACAACGTGATCCACCACTACCCGCTCACGGTCGGCGAGTACGCGCTTTCGACCAACAGCAAGGGCGAGGTCGACACGCTGTGCCGCGAGTTCCAGCTCACGGTCGCGCAGATGGTCGAGCAATTTGGCCGGGACAACTGCAGCGTAACGGTGCGCAACCTGTTCGACCGCGGCAACTACGACACCTGGGTGGATGTGATCCACATAGTCGAGCCTCGCAAGGCGCGCGACTACACCAAGCGCGACGGCAAGAACATGCGCTTTGCCTCCTGCTACCTAGAGCCAGGCAAGGATCAGAACGACAAGTTCCTGTCCGAGTCGGGCTTTGAGCGCTTCCCGGTGCTGGCCCCGCGCTGGGTCGTCACGGGCAACGATGTCTATGGCACATCCCCTGGCATGGAATGCCTGGGCGACGTCAAGCAGTTGCAGCACCAGCAGCTGCGCAAGGGACAGGCGATCGACTACCAGGTCAACCCGCCGTTGCAGGTGCCCACCAAGTACAAGGAAGCGGCCAAGGCGCGGCTGCCGGGTGGCGTGTTCTATGTTGACAGCATGGGCACGCAGCAAGGTGTGCGTTCGGCGTTCGAGGTGAACCTGAACCTGCAGCACTTGATGGTGGACATTCAGGACGTGCGCGAGCGCATCCGCTCGTCCTACTACGCTGACCTGTTCCTGATGCTGGCCAATGACAACCGCTCAGGCATTACCGCCACCGAGGTGGCCGAACGCCACGAAGAGAAGCTCTTGATGCTTGGCCCCGTGCTCGAGCGTCTGCACAACGAACTCTTGAGCCCGCTGGTCGACCTGACGTTCGACTTCGCGGCCCGTGCCAACATTTTGCCCGAGGCCCCGCCCGAGCTCGAGGGCATGGACCTCAACGTCGAGTTCATCAGTGTGCTGGCCCAGGCCCAACGTGCGGTTGCGACCCAAGGCATGGACCGACTGCTGGGCACCGTGAGCCAGATGGCCGCGGTCAAGCCCGAGGTGTTGGACAAGCTCGACTTCGACCAGATCGTCGACGACTACGGCGAAGCGTACGGCGTCAACCCGAAAATCATTGTTCCGGATAGCCAGGTCGCGGCAGTGCGTCAGCAGCGCGCCGCTGCACTGCAGGCACAGCAGTCCGCTGCCACCGCCCCGCAGGTGGTGGAGTCGGCGAAAACTGCGAGCGAGATCGACACCGGCAACCTGCAGGACGTGATGAACGGCTTGATGGGCTACAACACCCCAAGCCCTGCAATGACTGGATCCTGACATGCCATCGATGCTCTACCCCAAGACTCCCGAGGCACCCAAGCCCCGCATCCGCCTGGACGCAACAACCCTGCAGGCGCTCGGCTACGTGAGCCCGCCGCCAGCCGGCACCAAGTTCTGCCTGGAGGCCGACGCCACGGTGCTGAGTGTTGGTCCCGACGGCTCGGTGGAACTGGAGCTCGAAGAGCTCGAGCTCACCCACGAGATGAAAGAGGGCGGCATGGCCGCGATCCTCTACCCCAGCATGGCGTGAAGTGTCCGTGATCGCCAAACCACCCTCTACGATGCGCCACAAGTCGACCATGAGAGATCCCACGGATTTAAAGAGCCAAGAACGTGACGCCGAAAGCGATGAGCTGGTGGCCCGCGAACTCAGGCGCAAGGAGCTAGAGGATCTTAAGTGGTTGATGGCCCACCCCCAAGGGCGACGAATTGTGAGTCGACTGCTGGAGGAGGCTGGAGTAAATCGCACCTCGTTCAACCATTCGGGTTCCCTGATGGCGTTTAACGAAGGAAAGCGGCACCTCGGCCTGTTTCTCACAGCGGAAGTACTGCATGCCGCACCCGATGGGTACTTCAAGCTTTTGAAAGAATATCAGGGCAAAGATGATTGATACGACCGCGGAAGCCAGCACAACGACCACCGACGCTGGGGAACCGAAGACAACTGATGGTGTGACTGCCGTGGACACCACGACGGCACCGGCGGACACCGCAGCTCCCGACGCCAAGGCCACCGCGCCTGAAGCCCCCGAGAGTTACGAGTTCACGATGCCCGAGGGCGTTGCGGTCGATAAGACCGCAGCGGATGAGTTCACCGCGATTGCCAAGGAGCTCAAGCTCAACCAGGCGGACGCGCAGAAGGTCGCTGACGTGGGAGTCAAGATGGCCCAACGTCAGGCCGAAGCGCATGCCCAGCTGGTGGAGTCCTGGGTCGAGAGTGTCAAAGCCGACAAAGAAATCGGCGGAGACAAACTCGCAGAGAACTTGGCCGTTGCACGCAAGGCGATCGAAGCGTTTGGAACGCCCGAACTTAAGGACGTGCTGAACTCTACGGGTTTCGGCAATCACCCTGCCGTAATCAAAGCCTTCTACAAGGCAGGCATGGCAATCAGTGAAGACCGTTTTGTGTCCGGAAGTCCGAAAGGGCCCGAGACCGATATGGCTAAGAAGATGTTCCCCAACATGAACTGAAAGGTTAAGAAATGGCAACCCTCGTCGCAAACAACCCCACCCTCCTGGACGTTTCCAAGCGTCTGGACCCCAACGGCAAGATCGACTCGATCGTCGAACTGCTTGCCGCACAGAACGAAGTCCTGCAGGACATGACCTTCGTTGAAGGCAACCTGCCCACCGGTCACAAGACCACCGTGCGCACCGGCCTGCCCACCCCCACGTGGCGCAAACTGTACGGCGGCGTGCAGCCCACCAAGTCAACCACCGCGCAGGTGACTGACTCGTGCGGTATGCTCGAAGCCTACGCCGAAGTCGACAAGGCCCTGGCCGACCTGAACGGCAACTCCGCCGCCTTCCGCCTGTCGGAAGATGCCGCTCACATCGAGGGCATGGCGCAAGAGCACGCCTCGACGCTGTTCTACGGCAACGAAGGTACTGAGCCCGAGGCGTTCACCGGCCTGGCACCGCGTTACAACTCACTGAGCGCACAGAACAGCGACAACATCGTTGACGCCTTCTCTGGCTCTGGTGGCGACCTGACATCCATCTGGCTGTGCGTGTGGGGTCCTCAGACCGGCTTCGGCATTTACCCCAAGGGTAGCCAGGGCGGCCTGCAGATGACCGACAAGGGTCAGGTCACGATCGAGAACGTCGACGGCGCCGGCGGCCGCATGGAAGGCTATCGCACCCACTACCGCATGGACACGGGTCTGTCGATTCGCGACTGGCGCTATTTCGTGCGCGTTGCCAACATCGATATCTCCGAGCTCAACACCCTGGCCAACACCAAGAACCTCGTCAACTGGATGATCCAGGCGAGCGAGCGTATCCCCGCGCTGGGCAAGGGCCGTGCGTGCTTCTACCTGAACCGCACCCTGCGTGAAAAGCTGCGTTTGGGCATTCTGGAAAAAGTCTCCAGTAACCTGACCTGGGAAACCGTGGAAGGTAAGCGCGTGATGACGTTCGACGACATCCCTGTCCGTCGCACCGACGCGCTGATCAACACCGAAACCCGCGTGGTCTAACCCCAGCACACCTGAAAGGAACCTGAACATGATTCTCGACGAACGCGGCGAATTCTGCGACGCCACCTCCCTTAACACCGGCGCTGCCGGCACCTACAACATCGGCGACGTCATCGACCTGGGCGTTGCCCGGGACCTCGGTGGCGACGCGGCCCTGTACCTGGTGATCACGGTCGACACCGGCATCACCACCGCAGGGTCCGCCGGTACGGTGGCCTTCCAGTTGGTGTCTGACGGCACCGACACGATTGCCACCAACGGC